ATGAAAAATCATAATACTAACCACGGCCAGGATTTTAAGCCAGGACTGATGGTTGAGGTAAGAAACAACAACGTCGAAAAGGCATTGCGTATTCTTAAAAAGAAGCTTCTAGATGATGGACTCTTTAATGAATTGCGCGAGCGAGAGGCCTTCATGAGTAAGGGCGAGCGCCAAAGAAGGGCGCGGGCATCAGGAAGACGCAGAGAGAAAAAGAGACTTGAAGAGAGAATGGAAAATCAGGGATACTAGTCCCTATGGATAACCTTATACGTGTCTATGATGATGCCCTGAGTATCAAGAAATGCAAGTATCTTGTGGATATGTTCGAACGGTATCCAGAGCTTCATGAACATCAGGTTAATGCAGACGGTCAAACTCTGACTCGCATTAACCTGATGGCGTATAAGCGGATAAGCAATCCATTTAGTGAAGACCTTGAATATCTATCTAATGTGTTCATGAGAGCCGCGCGAAAGTATAAGGATGATCTTGGTGTGCAACAGTTTCAGTTTCCACCCAAGTTCGCTCTAGAGGCAATGAAGATCAAGAGATACCAGCCGGGAGGCCAGGACTCCTTTCCTGCTCATGTTGATGTTACCAATCTGGAGAATTGCAAGAGGTTTCTTGTGATGTTTATCTACTTGACTGACAATCAAAGAGGGCAGACCACTCTTAATGTCAAGGATGATCTATTTGTGTCTTCCTGTAAGCGAGGCAGCATCCTTCTGTTTCCCCCTTACTGGCCTTGGGTCCACTCTGGAGAGAAGCCACTGCAAGACTCAAAGTACATACTAGGGAGTTATCTGCACTATGCCGAATAATTCTGCACTAACAAACCTTGCATCCAATATGGAACCGTCTGGAGCTATGTTTCATGAGGAGTTCCCTGTCAAGCAGGCGATGCATTATAACATCCCCCGTATGGTGGTGGATATGTCTGCAATGGAAGAGACTAAAGAGTTAAATAGAGAGCTCGAGCGTGACATCCGTGAATCTGGTGATAATTTTGCTGGGCGTAATAGTTCTGCCACCTGTTTTATGACGCGATGGGATATGCATGCTCTTTATAAGTCATTTGATCAGTTAGGTAAGGCTGCGTGTACGGTTGCAGAGAGAGGAGCTCTTGCAGTAAGGACACATGCAGACGGAACAAACAACCCCATTAAACTTTATGTACAGGAATCATGGGGATTGATCTATACTATAGGGCACACCACCAAGGCACATACGCATTGGCCATCTGTCTGGTCTTACACCTATTGTGTTAAAGCCGGTCCATGCTGCGCTCCTCTTGTATTTCCTGCTGTTAAGGGTGGATACGAGATCGTTCCACAGACCTCACAACTAATCGTGTTTCCATCGTGGGTTAACCATGCCGTACCAGAGCATACCTGTGACCACGAGCGGGTTATGATATCTGGTAATCTGGATGTAATATGGGACTAAAAGAATTGGCAGCAAGTGTGAATATCAGGCCTGAACTGACTCGCCACCCGAAGGGCCGGGCCTTTGAGATGAAATTCCCCATCATACAAGAGAAAGTCGCTTTCGAAGATGGCCTGAATGAGGAATTGATTAGTATTATACGTGACAGCGGAGATACTCAACGACATAGGACCAATGTTAAAGCGAATATGACCGATTGGTTTATGCATAAACAGCATCCTCAATTTCAAACTGTGGGCGACAAGGCGATATCTATTGCAAGAAAGAATAGCCCCAGCGATATAGGACTGCAACTATTTGATTGCTGGGGAGCGATATATCAGAAGGACGATTGGACAAAGGCGCATGATCATTGGCCGCATCCTTGGTCCTTTGTTTATTATATACAGTGCGACCAGCCGGAGTATCGCCATCGAACTTCCGCCGATCTCATATTTCCAGATGGATATCAAGGGGAGCATCATGTTCGACCGTTATCTGGTGATATGGTGCTCTTTCCTGGCTGGTTGAGGCACAAGGTTAATCCACAACTCGCAGATAATGAAAGAATCGTCGTGGCTGGGAATCTTTACCCTATAATAAACTAAATATATCTTACCATGACTCAAAAAGAAAATCGTTTTCGTCTTGTTATCCTAGAAAATCCAGAAAAGTCAGATGTATATCTCTTACTTCATGACGGGATGATGCATAATGAAGCATATGAGATGCTTGCTATGTATCGGGATCAAGGAAAAACTAATATTGAAATAGAAGAGTATTTTCCTGATGCTCATAGACTAGGCCGAGATTCGGAACTCCATTAATCCGTATAAATAGTATCAAATACTATTGCAGGGATTAATATGTCATTATCAAAAAATTACTTTATGGGATTGGACGGATTCGTATGGTTCGTTGGTGTAGTAGAGGATCGCGATGATCCTGAGTTTCATGGAAGATGCCGAGTAAGATGCTTAGGGTTTCACTCGCCCAATTTAACCGACATACCTACCAGTGATTTGCCTTGGGCTCATGTAATGCATCCCGTTACAGACCCTTCCATGCATGGCCTGGGCAACAGTCCTTCTTGGCTTGTTGAAGGGTCTTGGGTCATTGGATTCTTTCGGGATGCTGTTGAGAGGCAGCAACCGATTATTATAGGCTCCTTGCCTGGTAATCCAATATCTTCGGCAGATCACCGTAAAGGATTCAATGATCCTAGGCATAATGAATCTACACAAACAGATAGTGATGGTGAGTTGTTATATGCTTATAATCCAGAGGATATGAATAAATATGGCCCGTATCCTCTAGGTGGGCTTAAGGATACGTCCGATATCAACTCCGGTAACTTTAGTCGTTTTTCAGACCATTCATTTGGTGAACCAGATACGAACCGATTGGCCCGAGGCGACCAATCTGAAACGCATGCTGCTTTAGCACGAAGGCGAAAATTAAAACGCTCCGATATCCCAACCGCAACTCGGCCTCATATACCGTCTGTAGAAGATGGTTCTGTTTTGGGTACAAAGGTTGCAGACCCAATGGTGCCATGGAGCGAACCGCCTCCCAAAGGGCTTCTCAAGGATACCTTTCCTTATACTTCTGCTCGGTATCCTCTCAACCATGTATATGAAAGTGAAGCTGGACATATCATTGAAATAGATGATACGCCCGGTGGAGAGAGGTTACATAGAGAACACAAAACCGGAACCTTCGAAGAATGGCACCCTACTGGAGATAAGGTTGTCAAGGTTATAGGTAGTAACTATGAGATTATAGCAGGGAGTTCTAACGTCCTGATTCGTGGCGATGTTAACTTGACTATAGAGGGCACCAAAAAAGAATTGATCAAGGGTGATTATATTTTGGAGGTAGAAGGGGATTATACTCGTAAGGTACATAAGAATGAGAGAGTTAAGATTGGTGCTGGAGAATCTGGCGGAAATCTTGAGTCAGAGATTAAAGGCAACTACTCTTATAATATTAATAATGCAGTAAAGGGTAGAGTAGGGAAGGATCAGGATGTTACCATATTTGGGAACGAGAGCCGTACCATCAATGGTTACTTTGATGGAACAATTGTCGGAAACTATACCGTCACTTCATTGGCTGATATTAATATATCAGCAAAAACAAACATGTCTCTTAAAACCGTGTCTGGAATCGTTGCAATTTCAGCAGGAAGTAACGTCAACGTCCGATCTGCAGCTGCAATGAAAATTAAATCCGGTGGGGTATATACATTACAATCGGTTGGTGCTGCTCATGAGACATATGATTCAACGTATCATGTGGATTATAAAGGTCTTAACGAATTTGATCATAGTGGAGATTGGCGTGTCATGAAAGGAGCAGATTATTATGCTCGTCATGCGGCCGGTGTTGATTATGCATGTTCCTCTGATCCATCCAGAACAGCAGAAAACGATTGTACGGACCCAACTACACCAACACTACCGTAGGAGAATTAAATGGTTGATTTTTCAATACCTAACCTTTGTGGGGCAAGTCCTGACTTCAATAAACTGATGAGTCAGTTCGACTCCATCAAGGGGGAGATATTAGGTGGTTTGGAGATTGATGCTGGTGCCATGGCTTCAACCCTCACCACATCACTCAATCAGTTGGAGGCGGACTTACGGGCTATGATCCCTGAACTTCCTTCTCTACCAGCTGTGAACTTTCAGGCTGAGGTTACATCACTAATTACCTTGCCTGCTGGATCAGATGCCTACATATCCAAGTTAGCCACTCTACAATCCCAGTTTGGATCGCAACTTCCCAATCTGGAGTCTGTGGTTTCGGATGCATTAAGTTCTGTGCTTGCCGGAGGAGATGTTTGTGGCGTTTGTCCAAATTTGGAGTTGCCGGCCGGCGCAACTGAAGCAATAGAACTTGCAAAATCATCTTTGCAACCCACTGTAGATGCATTAAAGGAACCCGCATCAGCATTTTCTACTGATGAAAGTGTAGATGAAGTAAAGGCCATTTATGGAGATGCCGTTTCAAAAAAAGAAGAAGAATTAGTACAGACCGCAGCTGCAGCGGCACCAGCAGCTGCTGTATCAAAAGAAAAGTCAGAATACGAAAGATTAAATGAATTGTACAAGATGCAAAAGCATGCTAGAGGTGCTGAAAAATTACGAAAACAGATTATGAAATTGTTTGTGGGCAGTTTCCCGAATCCTGGCGCAATGTGGCAAAAACGAGGGCCCTACCCAGGCTCGAAGCCTGGCCAGGCGGGAGTAAATCCATATACGGATGGTAACATATCTATTCCAATGCCTGAACCAGACAATATAATTAATTTTGATGACGTAGTAACTGCTTTGTACAAAAAATAATAGGAAGGATAAATTATGAATAAGAAAACACAGTACACATCAAAAGGTCAGCGGAGAAACGTGTCTTCATGGAACACCAAAGCTGCACGTAAAGATGTGAGTGAATTGGAAACTCTTAATAGAAAGATTGCGATGTGGAAACGAGGTAAGAAAGTGATGCTTACTATCACAAATCCTATAAAGAGCGAAACTAACAAACCTTTTATTAGGGTTGCTGCTGAAGAGGTTTGGGGGAAATATACTCCGTATATGATGAAGACATCTCAATAAAATTTGTATAAATAATAAATAGAGGAGTTCGGATAAATGGCTACCACAGAAGGGTTACGAAATACCGATGCATATAGTGATGCTCAAGGCCAGAATAAATCCTCAAGGTCTGCTCAACTATATTCTGACTTAGACCTTTTTTTTGGTAAAAATAATTCTAATAAAGATGTTAATATAGTATATGATGTTCAAGCAGTAAAGAGATCAGTACGTAATCTTGTATTAACAAACCAATACGAAAAACCATTTCACCCAGAAATATATTCTGGTGTACGGGGAATGTTATTTGAATTAATGACTCCAACAACTTCAGCTATTATTGCCCGGCAGGTTGAAGATGTTATAGAAAATTTTGAACCAAGGGCAAGGTTGGTGGGGGTAAGAGCATACCCAGATTTAGATCGTAATGCTTATGAAATTACTGTAGAATTTTACGTTGTTAATGCTCCAACAGAACTAGTCGAATTAACACTAGCATTAGAGAGATTACGATAATGGCCAATGTAACCAATAGAAGATTAGACGTATCAGAATTTGATTTTGATGATATAAAATTAAATCTCAAAACATTTCTTAAAGCACAAACAACCTTTAAGGACTATGATTTTGAAGGTTCTGGAATGAGTTCTCTATTAGATGTTTTAGCATACAATACTCACTATCTTGGATTTAACTTGAACATGGTTGCGAATGAAATGTTCTTGGACACTTCAACTCTACGTTCCAGTATTGTGTCTCACGCAAAAACATTGGGGTATGAAGTAGATTCTTGTAGAGCTCCTTATGCCGATGTTAATGTTGTTTTAAATGATGCATCAAAAGGTTCTGCAACAATGCCAGCTGGAACAGTGTTTACCACTAAAGTAAATAATATAGATTATCAGTTTGTTACTGTAGCAGATATGACAAAGGCAAGTTCCGGGCCGTATATAGCTTTTAATGATATTAAGATTTATGAAGGGACATATGTTACATCTAGGTATATAGTAGATTATACTAGTGTAGACCAAAGATTTATTTTACCAGAAGATGCATCAGATACATCAACTCTGACAGTGGAGGTACAAAACTCTTCAACTGATACGACAAGCACCACATTTACAAAAGCAACAGATATTTCTCTATTAACAGAAACGAGTAGTGTTTATTACATTCAAGAAGTTGAAGCAGGAAAATTTGAAGTATACTTTGGAGATGGCGTTGTAAGTAAAAAGCTGTCGGATGGTAATATTGTTTTTCTTAAATATGTGGTAACAAATAAAGCAGATGCAAATGGAGCTTCTACTTTTACAAGTTCTGGTGCAATTGATACGGTTACTAGTGTAACGGTGACTACACTTAATAAGGCTATAGGCGGCAGCGCCGCAGAATCGTTAACATCCATTAAACTTAATGCGCCTCTAGACTATGCTTCTCAAGGAAGATGCGTGACAGCAGAAGACTATAAGTTGTTTGCGAAAAAACTATTTCCACAAACACAAGCAGTCATGGTGTTCGGTGGTGATGTTGGTTCTTATGATCCTAGTTTAGGCGTGACTAGTATAGCCTCATACGGTAGAGTTTATATCTCTATCAAATCTACTACAGGAAATAATTTAACAGTTGCACAGAAAGATTTGTTGGTGTCCGACTTACGAAAATATAATGTTGCGTCTATTACTCCAGTAATCATCGATCCAGAAATTCTCTATATTATTTTAACTGTTAATTTCAAATTTGATTCCAGCAGAACTACTAAAGAAAAAGATACTCTAGTCACGGATGTTAATAGTACTCTTGCGAGTTATAACAATAGTTCTTTAAAAAGTTTTAGCGAAATGTTTAGGCACTCTTATGTATCAGCATTAGTTGATGATACGAATACTGCTATTTTAAGTAATGTCACAAATGTTACTCTAGCAAAATTCTTTACTCCCGTAACAGGCACAACTGATAATACTGGATATAATATTTATTTTAATAATGCATTTTATAATCCTCACTCTGGACATAATAAGGCGATGGGCGGTGTTATAGGTTCCACTGGGTTTCTTGTGGGAACAGATACTACGGAGAGTTTCTTTGATGATGATGGAGCGGGAAACTTAAGAAGGTATCAAGGAAAAGTAACAAAAATATATATTGATTCAACAGCCGGTACTGTAGATTATACTACAGGTCATATTAAAGTTAATGCAATACAAATTACAACTGTATCTGATGTTGATGGTTTGTCTTCAACAAAAGTTAGGATGACGGCTATACCTTCTTCTAAGGATATTATTCCTGTTCGCAATCAAATTCTAGAATTGGATATGGTTAACCTTTCTATTGATGGAACAATAGATTCTATTGCTGTAGGAGATTCGGGAGCAAGTTCAACATACACCACTTCATCAAGCTACCCAAGTAATACGAGTTATTAAAAATGGCACCTTTTGATTCTGGCTTAGTAACAAAAATATCTCCTCTGATAGAAGGGCAAGTTCCTGATTTTATTCAGAGCGACCATCCCGTTTTTGTGGAATTTCTCAAACAATATTATCAATTCTTAGAAGCTGCAGAATTGACTTGTGATGGTATTATCAATAATGTCATTCAAGAAACTGAGTCAACAAATTATATTTGGGGTGAAGACGAAACAAGAGTTGTTCTAGAGTCGGGTGTAGGAACAACAGGCAAATTTATAGAGGGAGAAACAATAACAGGGGGAACTTCTAATGCTACTGCAACTGTATTAGTAGACGATCTTTCTAATACTACTCCTAGATTGTTTATATCTTCACAACAAAAATTTGAACTTGGTGAAACGATAACAGGTACAACTTCTGGTGCAACAGCAGCAGTAAATACCTATCGTGCCAATCCTGTGCAGACTATTCAGCAATTACTGGACTATGCAAATACAGACAACACAACTGCTCTTATGTTGGATGAAATGCAAAGACAGTTTATGGATACTATTCCTAACACACTTGCATCAGGAATATCAAAGCGCAATCTTATCAAAAACATTAAAGACCTTTATACAGCTAAAGGTACTTCGGAAGGCCATAAACTATTTCTACGTTTAATGTTCGATGAAGAAGCTGATATATTCTATCCCACAAAATATATGCTAAGAACTTCTGATGGTACTTGGAATAAGCCATCTATCATTCGTTGCGAAAATACTCCTGGCTCTTCTGGTTCAGAAGTTATAGGGCAGACCTTAACAGGCAGAACTTCTGGTGCAACTGTGTTTGTTGTTAATGCAGTTGAACTGATTCAAGGCCCTTCTTCAGTTACCGAATTTGAAATAGATGTTGACAGTTTAATAGGAGCCTTTGTTGCTGGCGAAACACTTTATGCCACTGGTGTTAACTCTGATGTAGAACAAAGATTTGAGATTCAAAAAATTGTTACAGGAATCAATATTGAAAATGCCGGCATTCTTTATAGCGCCGGTGATACTATAACTCTGGATTCTTCTATTGGTAATGGATTAGCAGCTGCAAAAGTAAACGCTGTTTCTACAGGCGGAGTTTCTGAAGTAATTGTAGATGATGGAGGCAGTAATTACAGAGAAGGAGATGTTTTAGTTTTTACTGGTACTTCTGCAGCTGTATCTGCCACTGGTTATGTTTCTGTCATCGGCGGGGCCATGTTGTCTGAGGATTCAGATAATTCCGATGGATATAATGATTATATTATATTTGAAGACAGAACAAATTTCTCTTATCCAGAATTTAATTTTCTGACTGAAGAGGGTGACAACTTAGTTTTAAATGGAACAGATAGTTCGTCCACTAATGCTAATGGGAGATTGGTTTCTGGGAATTTTGATCAGGGAATGCGAGTTACAGATAATACTACTGGTTCTAGAATAATAGAGGAAACAGGTACAAACTCTATAGAAGGAGTTATAGCTGAAGTTAAATTAACAAGTTCTGGTTCTGGTTATAATGCATTACCAGCTGTAACAATAACAAGCGCTTATGGTACAAGTGGAACTCTTATACCTATTACAAATGATATTGGTTCTATATTAGATATAGATATTATAGATTCTGGTTTTCTTTATAGGGAAGCACCAACAGCTACAGTTCCGACAAATCTTATTTTAAAAGATGTATCAGGTACTTTTACTGCGACGAACACCCTATCTTCTCATGTTGGTACAGTAAAGTCATACAACTCCGACACACAAGTTTTATCTACAACAATTGAAGGCAGTGTTAAAGTTAAAATGGAACAAGAAGATTCTATTATTTCTCAAAACATAGAGCAAGAGGAAAATACAGAAGTATTTTTTAGTAGAATTTTGGGAGATAATGTTCTTGAGAGTAACACTTTAAAAAATCTTACAGATAGAGGCTTTGCCGGGATTGAGGATACTGCTGGTGTAGCGGTTCAAACATCTCCGACACAGGGGTTTGCTGATCGTATTGTGGCAGATGCTCAAGATAATCGCTTTACTCAAATAAGCTTAGAACAAAATGCAGATTATTCTATAGATAACGAAAAAATTCAACTAGAAGATCAAAATATTACTGGCGTTGATAGCGATATCGAAATTATTGCAGCGACTCGCCGTGAATCTATGAACGAATATGAAGATAACGGCATGATCCTTCAACTTGATGGTACAGCTGTAGGGGATTCAATTTTAATTGAAGATGGAGGTACAGATGGCAGCGGCACCAATGCCGGTGATGAAATTCTTTTGGATAGAACAACATCAGGCGGCGCTGATGCTGGTGATAAAGTTTTACAGCAGGACGATGATGAAGGAGATGCAATTTTGTTTGAACCCCATTCAATGGTGTCAAATAAAACTCAAAGAAAAGATAAGTTTTTATTGGATGGAACTAGAACTCAAAAATTCACTACTGGCGGATGGATAGATGAAGGTAGGATTAGTGATGAAAATCTTGAATCATCAATAACAAATAGTCAGGTAGTTTGGTTTCCTTCTAGTGAAGGCGATGATATTAAATTAGAGAATGAGGATGGCCATTTATTATTAGATGGTACTAGTGAAAATTATATTAATATAGTAACATCCCTTAGAACCTTTCACGGTAAAACTTTAGACCAAGATGATAAAGTTAAATCAGAAGGTATAGCTGCTTATTTTATAAATGTTCCTATTGAGAGTACTAGAGTAATAGATGATATTGATGGAGTGCAGTTAGAAGACTCCTTGCAATATGATACAACTACTCCACTAGACCTATTGATTTTGGAAGGTCAAGATGGCTTTTCCGCAACTGCTGATATAAATGGTTTCTATGATATATTTGAAAACAAAACAATAAACCACGGTGGAAGTTCCGGCTCAAGATTAATAACGGAAAGTGGAGAGGGTATTATTGATGAAGCTAGTAATGACCCAAAACAAAATACCTTATCTTCTGTTGTAGAAAACTCAGTAAGTGCCGGCACCAGAATAATTCTTGATAACAATCAAATTTCATCTGATGATGAAACTATTAGATTGGTTTTTAATCAAACTGATGTTGGTGGTGCTGATGCTGGTGATGCAGTCAAGGCCGATGGGCTTTCTGCGGCGGAGCGCTCTGGTAATCTTATTATGCAAGAAAGCGGCCTTGCAGCTGGTGAACAAGATACTGATTTAGGTGATAATCTTTTATATGAACCAGAAGCATTCTTAACTGGCAATATTATATTGGATCGTACTGATATTGAT